CCTATCGCGTCGGACAAGGACGGACAGAGCGGGCCGCGTCCGCACTGTGCGCTGATCGATGAGATTCACGAACACCGCGACCGGACCGTGATCGACATCATGCAGGCCGGCAAGAAGGGACGGCGCCAGCCGCTGATCTTCCTGATCACCAATAGCGGCATCGACCGTACCAGCCTGTGCTACGAGAAACATGAGTACGGTACGAAGATCGCCGCCCGCTCGCTCGAAGACGATGCGTTTTTCGCCTATATCTGCGCACTCGACGAGGAAGAGGATCCGTTCGAAGACGAGACGTGCTGGATCAAGGTAAACCCGTCGCTCGGCTACACGATCCAGAAAAGCTACCTCGACGAACAGGTGCGGCAGGCGCGCGGCATGCCGTCGCTCGAATCGACGGTGCGCCGCCTGAACTTCTGTCAGTGGGTGGACGCGGCCGATCCGTGGATCGATGGCGACCTGTGGCGCGCGTGCGAGTCCACGACCCTGAGCGTCGAGGACTTTCGCGGCGCGACCGTGTACGGCGGGCTCGACCTGTCGGGCACGCGTGACCTGACCGCGTTCGCCGCGGCGCGGCGCAACGAGGACGACACGTGCGACGCGTTCGTGCAGATCTTCACGCCGGCCGAGACGATGGTCGAGCGCGACCGCATGCAGAAAACGCACCTCGTCGAATGGGCGCGCGACGGTTACGTGTACGCCATCGGCAAACGGGCCATCGACGAAGGCGCGATTGTCGAGCGGCTTCAGGACCTGATGGCGATGATGGATATCGAGGGCGTCGCGTTCGACCCGTACCGCATCAAGTACCTGACCGGCAAGCTCGACGATGCGGGCGTGGTGCTGAACATGATCCCGCACGGCCAGGGCTTCGCGCGTTCGACCGAATCGGGCCTGTGGATGCCGCACTCGATTGAACTGGCCGAGCGGCTGATCCTCGACGGCCGGCTGCGCGTGATCTTCAACCCGTGCCTGAGATGGAACACGGCGAGCGCGATCATCGAGGCCGATTCGAAGAACAACCGCATTTTTACCAAGCGCCGCAGCACGGGCAAGATCGATGCGCTGGTGGCGCTCGTGATGGCGATTGGCTACGCCTTCAACGATGCCGAAGGCGAACAGGACATCGACGACTTCCTGAACGACCCGCTGTTCGTCGCCTGATTCCCCCCGAAGGACCCGACATGGCCGATATCCGCTACAACACCCCGCAGCGGCAGATGGAACTATCGCTGCTCGATCCGGCCGGGTGGCTGCCGCGCGCGTTCAACCAGGCGCTCACGTGGCTCGGCGGCTGGTTCGGTGGCGGTAACGTCGACCAGCCCGGCCAGCAGATCAACACACCCTATGGCGACTATTACGCCGGCAGCGAGACGCAGGCGATGCAGGTTTCGACCGTGTGGGCCTGCATCCGCCTGATCACCGAGACCATCGGCACGCTGAGCGTGAACGTGTACGAGCGCACCGCCACCGGTCGCAACCTCGTGCGCAGTCACCCGTTGAACTACGTCCTGAACGTCGCGCCCAACGACCGCAACACGCCGGTTGAACTGCTCGAATCGTTCGGCATGAATCTCGCCATCGACGGCAACTGTTACGCGCGCGTGCTGCGCGACGGCAGCGGCGATGTGGTGAGCCTGCAGCCGCGCGCCAGCCAGCAGATGACGCTCACCGAGCAGGAAGATAACTCGTACTTCTACAAATACGAGTTCGGCGGCCAGCAGATCACCTACCAGCCGGCACAGATCTTTCACTCGAAGCTGATGGGCAACGGCATGAAGGGGCTGTCGCCGCTTGGCTACGCGAGGCGCGCGATTGCGAACCAGCTGGCGCTCTCGGAAAACGCGCTGCGCTTTAACGCCAAGGGCGGCAAACCGGCCGGCGTGCTGATGATCGATCACGTGCTCAAGCCCGAGCAGCGCGCGGCGGTGCGCGGGAACTTCGCGGACCTCGAAGCGGGCGGCTCGGCGGCCTCCCGCCTGTTCGTGCTCGAAGCCGGCATGACGTACCAGCAGCTATCGATCTCGCCGGCCGACGCGCAGATGCTGGAGCAGCTGAAGTTCGGCGTGGATGACATCTGCCGGGTGTTCCGCGTGCCTTCGTTCCTTGTTAACCAGTACGAACGCAACACGACATGGGGCAGCGGCATCGAGCAGATGGACCTCGGCTATTCGAAGTACACGCTTCAGCCGTACGTGACGCGGCTCGAATCGTCGATGAACCGGTGGCTGCTCAAGCCCAGCGAGCAGCTGCGCTATTACGTCGAGTTCAATCTCGAATCGTTGCTGCGCTCGGACAGCGCGGCGCGCAGCGCCTACTACTCGACGATGGTGCAGAACGGGCTCATGTCGCGTAACGAGTGCCGCGCGAAAGAGAACCTCGACGCGCGCCAGGGGGCCGACGATCTCACGGTCCAGCTGAATCTCACGCCGCTGCAGAAACTTGGCGACGAGCCGCCGCAACCGGGCAGCCAGCAACAGGGCGCGAAGGTCCCCACGCAACCCATCAAGGAGTGATGCCATGAGCCGCAAACAGTTCGGAGACGTTGTGCATGGTGCGGTCATCAGCACTATCGAGGTCAAGTTCGATGCCACGCGTCAGGGCAGCTTCGAGGGCTATGCGTCGGTGTTCAATAACGTCGATTCGTGGGGCGATATCGTCCTGCCCGGTGCGTTTGAGAAGTCGCTCGCGAAGAAGCAGCAGGTACCGATGCTGTTCAATCACTTCATGGACAACCTGATCGGCAAGGCCGCCGACATGAAAGAGGACGACGTGGGCCTGAAGTTTACCGGGCGGCTCACGCCTGGCGCGTCGATGTCCAATGACGTCTACCAGCACATGAAGGCCGGCGCGCTCGATGGCGTGTCGATTGGCTACCGTGTGCAGCCAGGCGGCGCGGACATGGACGGCAAGATCCGCAAGCTGTCGGACCTCGACCTGATGGAAATCTCGATGGTGATCGCGCCGGCCAACAAGCTCGCGCGGGCCGATCTCGGCTCGCTGAAGGCTGACTTCGATCCCGACGAACTGGAATCCCTCGCAGATGTGGAGATGATCCTGCGTGAAGCAGGCATGACCCGCATCGAAGCCAAGTCGATGATCGCACGGGTGCGCGATCTCGTCCTGCGTGATGCAGGCAAAGGTGATGACAAGCCCGACCTAGAAGTAGTCGTAAAGGCCGGACCCGAGGAAGCGGCCGAGGTGATGTCGCTGATTCGTGGTTTGCAGATCAAGGCTTAAAGGAGCGTCATCATGGATATGACAGAAATCAAGCGCGCGCTTGAAGAAACGTTCGGACAGGTGCGCGACGCGCAGACCAAGACCGCCGAAGAAATCCGCACCGAACTCAAGGGGCTCGAAGAACGGTTGCAGAAACACGATATCAATATCATCGACCTGTGCCAGAAATACGCGGGCCTGTCGGATGTCGGGCGCAAGAGCGCGCGTGCCGAGACCATCGGCGAGTACTTCGTGAAGTCCGATGCATTCAAGGCGATGATCGGTGGCGGTAATGCGGGACGCGCGCGGGTCACGCTCGAAGGCGAGCAGCTGAAGGCGGTCGCGCCGATCTTCGAGACGATCGATCCGAACCAGTACCCGGTAGCGCCCGACATCCGCCCGAACATCATCGCGCCGGGCATGAACGATGTCTGGATTCGCGACCTGCTGCCGGGCGGCACGACCACCAGCAACATGGTCGAGTATCCACGTGAGAAAGGCGGCGACATCATTGCCGACTACCAGACCGAGGGGCAACTCAAGAAACAGAGCGATCTCCAGTTCGAGATGGCGCAGGCGCCTGTTGTCACGATTGCACACTGGCTGCTCGCGAGCCGTCAGGTGCTCGATGACGTGCCGATGCTCCAGTCCTACATCAACACGCGTATGACCTATGGCGTGCGGATGAAAGAGGACCGCGAACTGCTCACCGGCGACGGCGCGACGGGTCATATCAACGGGCTGATCCATCAGGCGGCGGCGTTCGTCGCACCCAATGGCGACTGGAACAGCGTGGACGTCATCCGCCTGGGTATGGCGGCAGTACAGGCGCACTACTACAACCCGACTTTCGCCGTGCTCAATCCGCTCGACTGGGCCACGATCCAGCTGATGAAGAACGAACAGGGCTCGTACCTGTTCGGCACGCCGCTCGCCCCGGTGTCGCCCCGGCTGTGGAACATGAACATCGCCTCGACCTATGCGATGCCGCAGGGCCAGTTCCTCACGGGCGATGCACGTCAGGCGATGGTATGGGACCGTCAGGCGGTCAACGTCGAGGTGTCGCGCGAGGACGTGGACAACTTCCGCCGCAACATGGTGACGATCCTCGTCGAGGAACGGCTCGGCCTCTCGGTATTTTCGCAACTGGCGTTCGCCACCGGTTCGCTCACGGTGGCCGCGCCGGGTAGCGAAACCAAGGCAGCCCGCAGCGCGAAGTCGTCCTCGTAACGCGGAGGCATCATGGAAGCCGTCGTCATCGCCGCGAAAGATGCGGCCGAACCTGTTCCGCTCGATCTCGCCAAGCAGCACTGCCGCATCGACACGGACGATGATGACGGCCTGCTCGAAGCGGTCTACCTGCCATCCTCGCGCCAGAGTGTCGAGCAGTACACCGGGCTTACGCTACTGGCGGGCGAGGTCACGGTGATGGTGTGCGGGTGTGAGGTCGCGCGCAATGCGATTCATGTGCCCGTGCAACCGGTCGCGTCGGTGTCGGCACTGAGCGCCATCGACAGCGAGGGCACCGAGACCGTGCTCGATCCCGTCGAGTACGGCATCACCGTGACCACCTTCATACCCGGTACCGAACAGCTGGTACTCAGCACGAAGGCGCTGCCGTCAGCCACGCTCTACCGCGTGACGTATGCGACGGGCTTTGCTGACGATACCTGTCCGCCGAACCTGAAGCTGGCGATCCTCGAATACGTGGGCGACGCCTACGAGAACCGCGAAGCGCAGCAGAGCCAGTACGGGCTGAACGAGAATCCGCGCGCCGTGCGTCTGATGGACCCGTTCCGCCTCACGTTCGGAGTCTGATCATGCAGGCCGGCCGGATACGTTATCGCCTCACCTTCGAGCGTGCCGTGAAGCTGAAGAACGACGCGGGCGAGATCATCGTCGATGAATGGGTCGTGGCGTTCAGGGTATGGGGTTCTATCGAGCCGGTGAGCGGTCGCGAGTATCTGACCGCCTCTGAATTCCGCGCGGGCATCACCACGCGCATCCGCGTGCGCTGGCGCGATGATCTCGATCCGTCGCTGCGCATCGTATGCGCCGGCACGATCTACAACATCGACGCCATCCTGCCCGTGCAGGGACTTCACAGGGAGGCGCAGATCATGTGCGGCTCGGGTGTCATCACTGAAGGAGGTTCGCCGTGAAGTGGATCACCGTCGATTCGAAGGTCGAAGGTCTGGCCGAACTCGAACAGTTTCTCCGGACGCTGCCCGACCAGATGCAGCGCTCGATGCTCACCAGCGCCCTGAAGGCCGCCGCCGCCCCGATCCTCAAGCAGGCGCAGACCAACGTCTCGCTGCTGTTCAACCATCCCGGCGCGAACGGCAAGCCGAACCGCTATTCGGGCGTGCTCGCAGCCGGCATGCGCACGGCCAAGGTCAAGGGCTATTACGCGGTCACCGTGAACGTGCAGCTGAAGACCAAGGGAGTCGACAGCACGCCGCAGACCATCCACGGCGTCAGGAAGCCTTACGGCTGGGACCCGTTCTATGGACGTTTCCTTGAGAAAGGCACCTCGAAGATGGCAGCGAAACCGTGGCTCCAGCCGGCCGCGCTCGCGCAGCAGACCGCAGCGGGCACGGCGATGAACGCGTCCCTGCAGAAGCGCATCGCCGCGTGGTGCAAGAAGAACGGTGTCAGGTACGAGCCGGGAGGTCCGCTATGACCGAGAGCGAGATCGCCGCCGCACTGAACCAGGCCCTGCCCGACAGGGCTTTTTTAATGCTCGTGGCGCAGGGCACACCCGAGCCGTATCTCGTGTTCCAGCGCATCTGGCAGGGGCCGGTGAACACGATCTGCGGCTATCAGCAGGCCGATCAGGTGCGCTATCGCATCGACAGCTATGCGAAGACCCACAAGGACGCGCTCGCCAACATGGAAACCGCCATCGCCGCGCTGCGCGCCTGTCCCGATCCACCGCTTGTCGAGAACGAACAGGACCTCTACGAGCAGGACACACGTCTTCATCGAACGATGATCGACATCACCACCTGGACCCAGCCACCGCAACCTGAAGAGGTGTCGCAATGAAAAAGGCCATCAGCGCGCAGAACACGAAGATGTATCTGGAAAACCCGAACGCCGCGCCGGTCGCGAGCGGCAAGCTCACGAGCGCCAGCGCCTCGACGCCGTGCGTGGTCGTGTTCGATGACGTGTCGAAGGTCGCCAACGGCGCGCCGGTCTATATCACGGGCTCGGGCTGGACCTCGATTGACAATCAGGAGTGGGTGATCCAGAACCTCGACAAGGATGCCAAGGCCGCATCGCTCGCGCAGAGCGACACGTCGGCGGAGACCGCGACCCTCGGCAAGGATGCCGCGTGGACCATCAACGCGTTCGCTGACGTATGCGCACAGTCCTACCAGATCAACCAGACGCCGGCGACCAGCATCGACACCACGACCCTGTGCGACGAGGAAAAAACCTCGCTCGTCGGGTTCCGCGATCCGGGCACGCTCACCTTCGACTTCTTCATCGATCCGACCGACCCGGACTATCTCGCCCTGCTGGAAGCCTACGACGATGGCGAGGAACGCATGTTCGAGATCATCTATCGCAACGGCGCGGTGCGCACGCTGCCGGTGATCGTGCAGTCCATCAACGAGACGGGCGGGGTCGATCAGGCGGTGCATGGTGCCGCGACGCTCAAGATCACGGGCAAGCCGATCCTCACGCAGCCGTCGCAGGCGGCGGCCTGTCCGTATGTGCTGACGGTGGCCGTCGCGCCGCTCTCGGGTCCGTCGCCGCTCGCCGTGACAGTCACCCTCACCGAGACGGGCGGGCATGCCTCGAACTTCGCGATTGACTACGGCGACGAAACGACCGACACGCTACCGGCCGGCACGGTCACGAAGGAATACACGTATGCGACGGCCGGCAGCTACACCGTGACAGTGACGCCGAACTTCAAGGGTATCCCCGGTTCCGTGATCTCGTCGGCACAGGTCACCGCCTCGTAGGAGCCCGCCCATGACCGATCTTTCCCAACCGGCCTCGCCATCGGGCTTTGATCTCGAGTTTCACAGCGAGATCGTCAAGACGCGCTGCTTTGGCGACGTGACGGTGCGCGACGTGGGCGCCGACACGCTGGAGCGCATCGCCACCCGGAGCGCGGACCTGAAGGACATCCGCGCCATGATGGCCGACCTGCTGTGCGAGGCGGCCACCGGCGCGAACGGCGAGCGCTTCACGCCGGATCTGCTCGCGCGTCTGCCGGCGCGTGCCTTTCAGGATCGCATCAACCTGCTGAACGCCGTCGCGCGCGTGAATGGCGTCAGCGCCGATGACGTGGGAAAAGCCTGACCGCTCCGGTAACGCGCCTCGTCTTTGCGGTGGCCGCCCATCTGCATATGACGGCCGGCGCGGTCAGGAAAGGTATGAGCGCGTTCGAACTGATGTGCTGGGGTCATCTGCTGGCGCAGGCCGCGAAGCCCGCCGCGCCCCCTGAATCGAAGCCCCTCGAACTGAGTGTCGAGGACGAGATCGCCGCGTGGAGGTAACGTCATGGCATCCGCAGGAACCCTGATCTTCCAGCTGGCCGCCGATGTGTCGCAGCTGCGCACCGACATGCAGAAGGCGCAGGGCACGATCTCGGAGTCGCTGAAGTCGATCCAGGAATCGACGTTGGCCGAAGCCGTGATGACCGGCATGGAGTACGCCACCGAGTTCGCCAAGGGCTTCGCCGAAAAGATCGCTCAGGCCATCGAGCAGGCCGACGCGATGGGCAAGATGGCGCAGAAGATCGGCGCATCCACCGAGGCGCTGTCGGGGCTTGCCTACGCGGGCCAGTTCGCGGGCGTGCAGATGGACGATCTCGCGCTTGGCTTCAAGGGGCTGGAAAAATCGCTGCTCGATGCCCGCGATCCGCTGTCGAATTCGGCCGCGGCATTCCGCGCGCTCGGGCTCAATGTCAAGGATCTTCAGGCCGAGAACCCGGCCGACGCGTTCAAGGATATCGCGACCGCCTTCAGCAAGTTTCAGGACGGTGCGCAGAAAGCGGCGGTCGCCACCGAGGTCTTCGGCAAGCAGGGCGTGAACCTGATCCCGCTGCTCAACCAGGGCGCGGCCGGTCTGAACGCCGCGACCGCCGAGGCGGAAAAGCTCGGGCTCGTGATCTCGCAGGACACGGCCGACGCGATGGGCGAACTGAGCGACAACATGCACCGCATGAGCGTGATGTCCGAGGGCGCAGCCGCGCAGCTGGCGCAGCAGCTTGAACCGGCCTTCGAGTTCGTGATCGACGTGATGCGCGACTTCAGCACGGAAGGCACGGCGCTGAATTCCACCCTGAAGGTGGTCGCTGAAACCATCAGGTCCTTTATCGCGGTGGTGTACGGGCTCGGTACCGCTGTCGGCTCGGCGGGCCAGTTTCTCGTGGCGCTCGACGGCGCGATGACCAAACTCGTTACCGGCCAGATCAGCATGAAGGACGCCGGCGAGCAGATCGGTGCGGCATGGCAGAAAGGTGCGGGACAGATCGCGGACGCCAACACGAAGATCGACAGGCTGATGGGCACCCACCAGCAGTCGCTTGAAGAACGCGTGGCCGGTGAGGATGCCGCGTGGGGCAAGGTCGCGCAGCGCGCCGCATCGACGGGCAAGGCGGTGCTGGACTACACCGGCCAGCTGGACGCCAACGCGGAAGCGCACCGCAAGGCGACGGAAAAGGTCAGCGACTACGAGCGCATGCTCGAATCGCTGTCCGAGCAGCTGCGCAAGGCGGCCGCCAACGGCGACGTGATGCAGGAACTGATGACCGATCCGAAGTTCGCGAAGATGACGAAGGACCAGCAGCAGAACCTGATGGACCTGACGACAGCTTACGTCAGGCTCACCGCTGCGCAGAAGCAGCAGACCGACCAGAAGCAGGCCGAACAGAAGGTGATCGACGAGGCCGACAAGGCATGGGTGCAGCACATCGAGACGCTGCGCGAGTACGCCAAGACCGTGAAGGACGCCATCGATCCAACGCAGGTATGGGCCGACGAGATGGACAAGCTGGCCGAATCCTACGAGGCGGGCTTCCTGACCTTCGACCAGCTGCAGAAAGCGCAGGCCAGGGCGTCGGACACCCTGAAGCAGGCGCTGTCCAAGAGCGACACCAGCACGCTCAAGAGCCAGCTTGAAGACCTTCAGAGAGCGGTCGAAGGCTTCGGCAAGAAGGCGACTGATGCCTTTGTCGACTTCATTTTCGCCACCAAGGGTGCGAGCGAATCGTTCGGCCAGATGATCAGCGACATGCTCGCGGACATGGCGAAGATGCTGGTCTACCAGAACGTGATGGCGCCGTTGTTCAAGGCCGTCAGCGGCGGCGGCGCGACGGGCTGGATCAGTGGTCTCGCCGGCCTGATCGGCGGCGGCAGGATGTCGGGCGGCCCCGTCTCGCCAGGCTTCATCTATCCGGTCAACGAACTGCCGGGACGCAAGGAGTACTTCATCCCGAGCGTGGCGGGGAACATCGTCACCGACGCCGGCGCGGGTGGCATGGGCGGCGGTACCAGTGTCGCCGTGAATGTTCACCTGCACAACGACCATACGAGCGAGGACACGAAGGGCGACAGCCAGCGCGCCATCGAACTCGGCAAACGTATCTCGGCCGTGGTCAAGCAGACCATCGCCAACGAGAAGCGCACGGGCGGGCTGCTGGCCCCGACTTCACCATGAGCGATCCCGTCTCTGCCGACTTTCCGGCCCAGCCGCTCGCGCCGTCCTGGCCGCCCGCGTTCCATTCGCCGTCGCCGTTGCCGCTGCCGGTGTCGCTGCCGGTGCAGCCGCCGTGGGAGTCGCTGCGCACAATGAAGTGGCTGCCCGTGCCGCTTGTCGCGTCGGGGCTCATATTCGACTGGTGCGTGACCAGTGCCAGCTACGACCTCGAACCGTCCGTGATCAAGGCGCAGTTCGGCGACGGCTACGCGCAGCGCCGCCCGGCCGGCATCAACACGCAGGCACGCATGTGGACGGTCGACATCAAGAACGTGATCGCACAAACGGCCAATGACGTGCTCGCCTTCGTGAAGGCCCGCAACGGGGTCGAGGTGTTCAGCTGGACCCCGCCACGCTCGACCGAAGCGGAGAACGTCATCTGTTCCTCGTGGAACTTCGCCTATGGCGACATGATCGAGGACGGCTCGCTGCTCTACAGCATCACCATGAAGTTCGAGGAGGCGTTCGTATGAGCACGCTCGTCGCCGCGATCCAGGAGCTTTCGCCCGGTGCCGTGATCGAACTGTTCGTGCTCGACCTCTCGCGGTTCGGCGCGCCGGTGCTGTACTTTCACGCCGGCACCAACGCACTCGCGTCCGACGTGATCTGGCAGGGCATTACATACCAGCGCTATCCGGTGCAGGCGACCGGCTTCGAGTGGAAGGCGCAGGGCACGCTGCCGCGCCCGCACTTCGCCGTCTCGAACGTCACCGGCATCATCAGCGCCATGTGCCGCCTCTATCGCGATATGGTCGGCGCGGCCGTGATCCGCAAGCGCACGCTCGCCCGCTATCTCGATGCGGCGAACTTTCCCGATGGCAATCCGCTCGCGAACCCTAACGAGCACTTCGCGGACGATGTGTTCTACATCAACCAGAAGACCCACGAATCGCTCGACGTGATCGAGTTCGAGCTAGCCGTCGCCTTCGACGTCCAGGGCGTGCAGCTGCCGCGCCGGCAGGTCATCACCAACTCGTGCCCGTGGCGCTATCGCGGCGACGGCTGCGGCTACGCGGGCGGGCCGGTGGCTGACATCAACGACAACCCGACCGGCGACCCCGCGAAGGACGCATGCGGCAAGCGGCTCAGGTCCTGCACGCTGCGTTTCGGCGCGGGCTGGCTGCCGTATGGGGGATTCCCCGGCGCGGGGCAATATCGATGAACACGCCCGATCTTTCGCCGCTGGTGCCCTACGTGCGCATTCATGCCGAGGCCGAAGCGCCGCGCGAAGCATGCGGGCTCGCCGTGCGCGAGGAGCCGGATCACCAGCTGACCTACTTCGCCTGTAAAAATCTTGCGCGCGAGACCGAGCACTTCGTGATCGACCCGACCGGTTACGCGCGCTGCGAGGATGCGGGCGAAATCGTCGCCATCGTGCATTCGCACGTGTTCGAGCCGCCCGAGCCGTCGATGGCCGATCTTACCGGCATCGAGGCGAGCGGCCTGCCGTGGCTGATCGTCAACCACCCGGTCGGCACGTGGTGCGTGACGGGCCCGAGCGGCTTTGTCGCGCCGCTCACCGGCCGCCCGTTCGTGCATCGCGTCCACGACTGCTACTCGCTGGTGCGTGACTACTACGCGACGCTCGGCATTCACCTGAACGACTACACGCGCTCGTGGGGCTGGTGGGAAGGCGCGAACGGGCCGGACCTGTACCGGCAGAACTTCGAGGTCGAAGGGTTCGTGCAGATCGCCTCGTCATTCGAGGATGCGCGCCATGCGCTGCGCGCGAGCGACCTCGTGCTGATGAATATCCGCGCGCCGCGTGAAAACCACATGGCCGTGTATCTCGGCGATGGCGTGCTGCTGCATCACCTGATCGGCCAGCTGTCGCGCCGCGAGGCGTATCAGGAGTTCTACCAGCGCCGCACGACCGGCGTGCTGCGGCACCGGTCCCTGATGTGAGAGGAACACGTCCATGCTCACGGTCATTTTCTACGGCGAACTGCGGCGGCAGTTCGGGCGGCGCTTCGTGCTCGACGTGCGCTCGCCGGCCGAAGCCATCCACGCGCTGAGTGTGCAGATCAGGGGGTTGCGCGCGTTTTTCCAGCGGCACGCCATGCAGCCGTTTCTCGTGCGCGGGCCTCATCAGGATTACGACCTCGACGACATCGGCTATCCGCAGTCAGGCGGCATCCTGAAGGTGGTCCCGCTGATCGGGGGCGCGGGCGCATTCGGCAAGATCATTGCCGGTATCGGCCTCGTGGCGGTCGGCATCCTGACGGGCGGCACCGCGTTCGCGGCCTTCGGCCCCGCGATGATCAGCATGGGGCTGGCGCTCACGATGGGCGGCGTCGCCCAGCTGCTCGCGCCGCGCCAGCCAGGCAACGCCACGCCCGAGCAGGCCGGCAACACGCCGAACCTCGCCTTCGATGGCGCGGTCAACACGATGGGCCAGGGCGGACCCGTGCCGCTCGGTTACGGGCGCATGATCATCGGCTCGCAGGTGATCAGCGTGGGCTTCTCGACCAATAACGAGATCGTGGTGAACTGATGGGCACACGCGACCTGATTCCGTTCGTCACCGGCTCGGGCGGCGGTGGTGGCAAGGGCGGCGGCGGTGGCGGTTCGGCGCGCGCGCCGGTCGAGGCACCCGACTCGCTCGTGTCGGTCCAGTACGCGCGGGTGATCAACGTGCTGTGCGAGGGCGAGATCGATGCCATCGTGGGCGGCGCACAGGGCATCTATTGCGACGACACGCCCCTCGCCAATGCGGACGGCACGTGGAACTTCAACGGCGCGGGCATCGACTGGCGCACGGGGCTGCCGAACCAGACGCCGATCCCTGGCTTCTCGGCGGCCGAGGACGAGAGCCCGGTCGGTGTCGCCGTGACCGCGGCCGCGCCCGTGGTGCGCACGATCACCAATCCGAACGTGACCGCGATCCGCGTGACGCTCGGCTTTCCGGTGATGACCAGCACGAACCCGACCACGGGCGACATCAACGGCACCACCGTGCAGCTGGCTATCGACCTGCAGCGCAATAGCGGCGGCTGGGTGCAGATGTACGTCGATACCGTGAGCGGCAAGACCACCAGCCGCTACCAGCGCTCGTACCGGCTCTCGCTGGCGCGCTTCGGCATCGTGGGCGGCACGTACGATATCCGCGTACGGCGGCTCACGCCCGACTCGACCACCGTGAACGTGCAGGACAAGTTCAACTGGGAGTCGCTGACCGAGATCGTCGATTCCACCCTCATGTATCCGTACTCGGCCGTGTGCGGGGTGCAGATCGACGCCTCGACTTTCAAGTCGATTCCGAAACTCTCGTTCGACTGCCGGATGCGCCGCATCCAGGTGCCCTCGAACTATGATCCGGCCTCGCGCACCTATAGCGGCATCTGGGATGGCACGTTCAAAATCGCGTGGAGCGACAACCCGGCATGGATCATCTTCGATCTCGCGACGACCGAGCGCTTCGGGCTGGGTGCGTACCTGTCGCCATCGCTGGTCGACAAGTGGACGCTCTACACCATCGGCCAGTACTGCGATGCGATGGTGCCGGATGGCTATGGCGGCTGGGAACCGCGCTATACCTGCAACTGCTACATCCAGGCACGCAGTGACGCGATTGCGCTGCTCCAGCAGTTCGCCTCGATCTTCAACGGGCTGATCTTCTGGAGCGGCGGCACGCTCACCTTCAGTGCCGACATGCCGGATGATCCGGTCACGATCTACAACACCGCGAACGTGGTCGACGGGGCTTTCAGCTATACGGGCACGCCGCTGAACCAGCGGCACACGACCGCGCTGGTGACGTGGAACAATCCGGCCACGCGCTACCAGCAGGAGATCGAGTACGTCGAGGACGCGGACGCGATCACGCAATGGGGCATCCGCGAACTGCAGATCACGGCCTTCGGCTGTACCTCGCGCGGACAGGCGCACCGCATCGGCAAGTGGGCGCTGCTCACCGAGAAGTTCCTGAGCGAGACCGTCACCTTCAGGACGGGGATCAATGCCGCCTTCGCGCGGCCGGGCGACATCTTCTATACGACCGATCCCGTGCGCGCGGGCGTGCGCTACGGCGGCCGGATCACGGGCGGCGACGTGAACCAGATCGGGATCGATGCGCCGATTACGTTTCAGAGTGGCGTGTTCTATACGCTCGCGATCATGCGTGTCGATGGCGCATGGGAATCGCGCACCGTGAATAACGCCAGCGGCGTGCAGACCTCGCTGATGGTCTCGCCGCCCTTCAGCCTGCCGCCGATGGTGATGGGACCGTGGGCGGTCGCGGGCTCTAACCTGCAACTGGAACAGTGGCGCTGTATCAGCGTGGCCGAGGACGAGGACGGCAACATCGAGATCTCGGGCATTGCCTATAACCCGTCGAAGTTCGCGGCCATCGAGCAGGACATCGCGCTCCAGCTGCCGCCTGTCTCGATCATCGATCCGTTCTCGATCAGCCCGCCGACCGAACTCAATATCACCGAGTCGAAGTATCAGGTGAGTCCCGTGGTGATCGGCGCGCGCGCCACTTTCTCGTGGCTTGCCCCACTCGGTGCCGTGCGCTACGCGGTCTCGTGGCAGTTCGAGGCGGGCACGCCGGTCTATGTCGAGAACGTGTTCTCCAGCAGCATCGATATCCAGCCGACGCAGGAGGGCGTGTGGTACTTCACGGTGTGGGCCTTCAACAGCATTGGCGTGCGTAGCGGTCCCGCCTCGATCACGGCGCAGCTGCGCGCGCTGAACATGCCGCCCGGCGACATGCGCGGGTTCCAGCTGGACATCATCAGCGACAGCGCGAATCTCACATGGCTGCCGGCGACCGACCTCGATGTGATCGTGGGCGGTAACGTGGTGGTGCGCTACAACGCGAAGATGTCCACGCTGCTGACGTGGGAAGAATGCAACGAGATCGCCCGCTTTCCCGGTGGACAGAGTAACGGCTATGTGGTGCTGATGAAGGGCACGTACCTCGGCAAGTTCGTCAACTCGTCCGGGGCCTACTCGGTCAATCCCGCCTATATCGTCAGCACGACCGGGCCGCTGCGCGACTACAACCTGATCGCCACGCTCGAACAGGACCCCGGCTATGCCGGCCAGAAGGTCAACATGGTGGTGCGTACGGGCGTGCTCTACCTCGCACAGGACCCCGGCACCGGACACGCTGTCTCGACACAGGGCGCGTATTACTTTGACCATGGCATCGACATGGGCAAGGTGTACACGGTGCGCTGTACGTCCTTTATCGACGGCGCGGTGTACAACCTGCTGGACGATGTGGACGAGTGGCCCGACTTCGATGCGCGGGTCGACGTGGACGGCAGCAAGATCGACGAAGGGGGCGCGGTCGTGATGGTGACGCAGACCAACGTCGACCCGGCGAGCGCCACCGCCAGCGACTGGTCGCCATGGACGCGGCTGCTGGTGGCGGACCTGACGTTCCGCGCCGCGAAGTTCGCGCTGCTGGTGCAGGTGCCCGACGATATTACCGGCATAGGTATCGTCTCGCTGGGGGCGACCGTCGATGTGCCCGACCGCATCGAGAGCCGCAACAACGTCACGATTGCGACGGGCGGTACCGTCATCACCTTCACGGTGCCGTTCAAGGATGCGCCCGCCATCAGCATCGTTGCCCAGGGACTCGCGAGCGGCGACAAGTGGGCGATCACGAACCAGAGCGCACGCGGCTTCACGATCCAGTTCCAGAACTCGTCCGGCACGGGCATCGGCAAGACCTGTGACTGGATCGCACGCGGCTATGGATACGAGCATACCGACCTCGACGGCCTGGGTTATATGAGGCTGCTCGGCCTCGACAGCGACGCGGTATTGAGCACGCGCGAACTGATCACGGGAGTGGAAACATGACACAGGTTCTGAGCTATCAGGTTCCGGCCCATCCGTCAGGGCTGGACATGCGCACGCAGCTGAACGCCATCGTGCTCGCCATCCTCGGGGACAACTGCGGACCCAATCAGCCGGCCGAGATGTATCCCGGCATGATGTGGGGCGACACAACCGCGAACCGGCTCAAGCGCCGCACCAATGCCAACGATGCGTGGGTGAATATCGGGCCGCTCGATGACTTCCTTGGGGACCTTCGCACCGCGGTCGGCAACGCCAACACGAACGCCAACACCAAGGTGAGCAAGACCGGCGACACCATGACGGGCAATCTGGTCCTGCAGGGCGGCGCGAATGTCACCTTCACCGATTCGGCCGCGAAGACCGTCGGCTTCCTTAGCAATGACCCGGTTACCCCCTACATAGGCTTCACCAATACGGCCGGCAATCAATGGGTGCTCGCGGTCAATCCGAAAACCGGCGCGACAACACTTACCGGGCACGTTGATGCGAACAGCGATTTTACGCACAACGGCCGGGTGTATCTCAACTACGGGCCCGGGTGCCCGCAAGCCGGATGCGGTGAAACCGTGTTTAGCGGTGCGGGTGGTTACCGCATGTTTGTTCGCGGTGGCTCGGCCGGCAACGGCGGCGTCGAGTTCGTCAACAATGCCTATAACTCGGTTCCATGCTTTATCTCGGATACGGGTTCTATCAGTCTCGTGGGCGGGCTGAGCATCGGGAATGGCTACACCACGATCAACAACGATGGAAATCATGTCGGCAATGGCGTGCCGGGCAAGAATCTGTATTCGGACCTGAGCAACAAGTCCTATCGCGGCGCATCTACCTATTGGGGCGCGGGGCTGATCCAGATCGGCACCATCGGCGCGAATACGGGGATGGCTTCGAGCCCGTGGGTGCTGGGTGGATTGCAGGGTAGCGGCGACGGGCAATGGACCAGCATCAAGGTCTTTGTAGCGGACCCCTATAACGGATAGGCGGCCATCATGCTTTCAGGCGATCAACTGATCTATTGCATCCGGCAGCTTTACCCGGACCTGCAGCACGGGCGCGATTTTCTGGCCGGGCACCCGGTGCATGGCAAGACCTTCGAACAGGCCGATGAAGCCTTCATCATGAAGTGGGAGACGGACAGGCCGCAGCCATCCGCCGACGAGATCGCGGCGCTATGGGCAAAGCACGGCACCGCGTGCCTCACGGACGAAGCCGCGAAGGCCGCACGCGACAGGCGCTATCTGATGCTTCAGGAAGCCGATCATATGGTGGCGCGTGCGAGCGATACCGGCGATATCGAAGCAGAGAAGAAAGCGCGCGCCTACCGGCAGGCGCTGCGCGACGTACCCCAGCAACCCGGCTTTCCGGCGTCCGTGCAATGGCCGGTGAAGCCATGAACCCGCAGACCGCGCGCCGCGTGTTCTATCTCGCCATGGTGATCGTTTTCGGCGTGCTCCTCCTCATGCTTGTGCTGACCAGCTGCGCGGGCGATCACGCGCCGCCGCACGCGAGCGCGTGGCAGCCGTCCTGCTTCATCCTGTGTTTCGCGCGGGTCGAGGCGAGCGATGCCTCGATCCGGCCAGTGCTGCCGCCGAGGCCGCGGAAAGGACTTCCGCCGCCTGCATCGACACCGCAACCCGCATCAATACCGCAGCCAGTCCCGAACCGTTCAACCCAAGGAGACAGCAAATGAACGTGACCATCAGCAACACGGGAGCCCACCCGATCCGCGTGATCATCGACCACGACACCGTGAACGACTCGCAGATCGAGGCGGGCGACGAGGCCGAACTCGAGGCGACGGGCGGCATCATCGAACTGCGCGAACTGGAGACGGTCGAGGACGACAGCGCGACAGCCGGTGAGGTCGACGAAGAACATCACTAGCGCGGGCGCCAGAGACAAAAAAGCCCGCCCCTGTCACAGGGCGGGCGATGAACTGACTCGCGTGTCGTGATTCTGGCGCCGCAGGGGCGTTCGCGCACCGGGGGGCCGCTACTACCATAGCGGCCGGCACGCGCGGGCGTCCCGTGGGCGATTCTGGCGATCCCCGGCGCTATCCGCGCCGGCGCGAATCGTCACGCAGGACGTCCAGACGCAAAAAAGCCCGCCGAAGCGGGCTTTAGGGATCGAAACAGCGCGACCAGAGGTACGCGACGCCAGCGCCGGGCGCGATGCCGGCCGGAATGACGGCCAGCACCACGAGGACAAGGTCGCTCATGCGTCAGTCTTGACGGCCCAGATCAGGGCGATCCCCCAGCCGAGCATGGTCCAGCCGAACAGCAGGTTCGTCACGAAGATCGCGGCGCGATTCTTCCGTCTGCAGGCGACGATGGACGGCACGAAGTACAGCAGCAGCGACACGAAAACAATGGATTGGACAGTCATCTTGATTCCAGAAAAACAGGTTTAGCAGTAAGGCCAGCGGCAGACATAGACCACGGGCGGCGGCGCGTAGTAGTAGACCGGCCGCGACGCTTCGACCGCAGCCGCGGCGCCGAGCGTCGCGACACCCGCCGCAGCGACACCGGCCGCGAAGGCGTTCGCCTTGTTGATACAGCCGGTGTCGTTCGAATCGCAGAACGCGGCGCAGCCCGACAGTGAGGCGGCCAGCGCCAGGGCAAACAACGCTTTCATGCTGCGATCACCCCTTCGTTGTTCGTCATCGATTCCGCCAGTCCATCAATCGCGACGGCGAGCGCTTCGCGCAACGTCGCTTCGCTCTGCCCGATGGTCGTCAGTTCCTTGTACCGGCCGTTGCACAGCGCGCGCACGTTCAGCATGACGACGATCTTCTCGGCATCGGCCAGCAGGCGCTTCGCGTCCGCGTTCATCGAGCCGAGCCGTTCCAGCTGCGCATCGGTGCGCCGCGTGAAGGCGAGCCCCGCGCCGTTGCCGGTCCAGCCAGCGGCCAGCGTCTGGCCGGTCCGCGCCCAGAGGTACTGCTCGATCTGCGCGCGCATCTGGTTCTTTGGGTCGGCTTTGGCTCCGCCGTGCACCGCATAGAAACGGCGGTTCGCTTCGCGCTTGGCTTCGGCCTTGCACTCGTCCGAGCAGTACTTCTGTTTCGTGTTGAGCGGCGCGAAGTGCGTCTTGCAGATACCGCACTCGATTTGTCCAGCGGTCTTCGTGGTCTTCGTGTTCATGGTTTCAGTCCTCAAAAAAAATCAGTCAATCGCGCGGAAGATCGCGCCGGCTTCGGCGTGGTCCCTGGCGAAGTCGCGCAGCTGGTGGTAGTGGTCGTTGAACTTCTCGCGCAGCGCTTCGTTCTCGATCCAGCAGAGCGCGCCGAACACGAACAGCGTGACGATCACGCCAAACGCATCGGCGCTCACCTCGCCCTCGAAGTCGTTACCCGGCACATACACCGTGAAGCGCTTTGCCGTATCGGGTGCGGCGTAGCCGCCGCCGTTCGACAGGCGATAGAACGCCCAGTAGCCGCCTGTGTAGTCGACCGACAGCTGGCTCGCCTGGTGGTACAGCAGCGATTCGGCGCGCATCATCAGTCCGGTTCCAAACATCTCGGGCAGAAAGCGCAGCCGGTCAACAGTCGGGACGGCTTGCGCGGTAATGGTCTTGCTCACTTCGTTACTCCTTTAAAAATCGGTCTCATTTGTTGATCGAGACATACGTTTCGTGCAGCGTGATATAGCCAGCGCGCACCAGTTCATCGCAGGCCGCGCGAGAGCGCGCGCCGTAGATTTCTGCGAGCGATTCGGCCAGGTCGAGGTACGTGTCCGTTTCGCCCGGTTCGCATAGCGCCCTGATCGCTTCGTACAGCTGGCGCGCATCGTTTCCAAGTTTCATCTATGTTGTCCTGACTAATTAGAGCGCCCATAAAAAACCCGCCAGAGGCGGGAAGCGCTGTTCTGTCCTGCGGGTCGTTCGTTTCGGGTACTGCGTTACTACGGAATCCATAGTGTCAGGGTGACGAACCCGTGTACACGAAAACAGTCAGAGTCTTTACTCTGACTGGCTGACGCACCCGAAAAAAAAGCCCGCACGAGGGAGCGGGCTTTCGAAAGACGCGCCGGCGAGTGAGGGCTGCGCCGGCGCGTTGCTACACGGGACTAGCGGGGTCCACCCGCTATCTGCGCGACGATTCGCGCCGCTTCCATAGCCTCGGGATTCGTCGCGATCTCGTCCGCCTCGTCAGGCGTCGGTTCGCGCAGCGCGCCGCCGTCGAACACCGACCACAGACCGCAGTACCCGCACAGGCTCCAGTCGCCATCGTGCGGCACGCGCAGCACACTGCCCGTATAGGTCTGGTCCTCGTTGGACTTGCCGCAGCGGCGGCATGAGACCGGGTTCGTATTCATGGTCAGAAGCGCAGCGCCGGATTGTTCAGCGGCTCGCGTGCAAAGTCGGTGTCGGGCAGGATCACCACGTCACCGCGAATCGGCCACGTGGTACCGGCGACGCAGATCTCGTGATAGAGCGCGGTCGCCGCGGGATTGACAGGCAGGTTCCTGGATGCGCCCGTGTCGTCGAGGATCATCACGTGCAGCCGGTCGCGCAACATCACGACATCGGTTGCCTCGCAGTCGCCACCAATCAGCGCCTCGATCTCGGCCATGTCCTTCGGACCGTCGAGTTCGATCACCGTGCCATCGGTGCGCAGCAGGCGCCGCGTCGGATAGTCGAGGTTCACGCGCGCGCCTCGGCGGGTGTCACCAGCTGCAGGACATTCACGGCTTCCCCGTGGCCGTCGAGTTTTTCCATGTACGCAATGCAGTCATCGAGCGTGCCCGTGAAGCCGAGTGCCTGCGCGATCATCCAGACGCTCTCGCGGCTCGGTACGCGCCCCTCGCGCTGCACGCTTACGCTCATGTGCCGGTACGTGCCTCTCGGGTGATTCGTCTCGATGCTAAACGTCACAAGGAACGCGGCCGGGATGGCGACGCTCTGCTCGGTCATCTGCGCGCGATGCGCGGCCTTGCCGTCAGGTGTATCGACCCTCGCCTGAAGCGTGGCCGCATCGACGGGATGACGGTTCGCGCGGATACGCAGTTCGTGAAGCGTGGCGCGCTCGACCGGACCGATCAGAAGTGGTGTGGAAGTCATCGCGTCAGACACTTCGGCGCATGATCGATGTACATGTTGCCCGTACCATAGCGCACCACGCTGTCGTCGCGAATGAGAAACCAGTAGCGCTGTGCGCCCGTGTATCCGCCATAACTGTTCTTCGCATTCACATCGACGCAGGTCACGTACCCATAGAGCGCGCGTCGCTGGCCCACGCTCTCGATGGCCTGATCCTTTTCGGGCTTCGTGAACTCGCCGTAGCGCGCGGACTCGGGGTCCTTCAGCGATTTTCCCAGATACGCCCTGACTATCGTTTCGTAGTTGGAGGGATAGGCACCATAGTCGGCCGTCGCCTCGGGCAGGCTGTCGCGCCATGCCTTGTTCGCCGCATCGATCTCCTGCGCACTGGTTTGCGCCGTTGCGCCGGCCGCGAAAAACATCAGGCTCATGGCGAGTGCCTGTCGCGCGTTCATGACCTGTCTCCGGGACGCGGCGCGGACCAGACGACATGCGCGGCGACGTAATCAAGCACGAGCAGCAGCGCGGCACGGACATTGAGTGCCTTACTTGTCGATGGATTCATAGCGCGACTTGCAGGTGTTATAGCCATCGGTCCAGCCCTGTGCGTACATCGGATCGCTGGCGAAGCGTGCGGGGTCCTTCGTCATCTTGAAGTACGGATTGCCCGCCGCGTTATACCCGCTGCGGCATCCGTCGCCGTGACCATCGATATAGGGCTGCGGCTTGCCTTCCTTCTGGAACTGAGTGGTGTACTGGTCAGGAACGGTCTGGCACGCGCCAAGCAGCGCGGACACGCAGAGCGCCAAGAGTAGTTTTCTGTTCACGACGTGCCTCCCGGAATCCCCGCATAGCACTCGTGCAGAAGCAGTAGCGCAAACAGCGCGCGTGGATCGGCCGCGGGCTCGGGCCGGAGATCCTCGGGCTTTTCCTTGAGCGGCGCGAAGCGCACGAAGCGACACGCGTCATCGATCACGACCTGATCCCAGATGTGCTCGCTGTCGCGATAGATCACGCGCTGGTACGGATGGTCCACGACCAGACTACCCGCCTCGACGAGCGCGGCGAGGACGTGTTCGATATCGTTGGTGACGGTTCTTGTCTCGTTGTGCGAACCAATATCGCTGATCGCCGCGAGGTTGAATGTCTGGGTCTGGAAGACTGCGTGCTGGTCATTGGTCAGCGACTCCGTTATCGATGGAACAGCGCACGAACCCCTGATCGCATGGACCCCGGCTATTGGCTGCCGCTTCGAATCGTCTTAGGAACGGTAAGTTTTCCGACAGGGAAAATCAACCGTCTGACCATAAAAAAAGGCGCGCGCCGCTGGCAGGCGACGGGAAACCCATACCAGCCGGAGTTCTCCAGACGGGCTCGGGGTTTACGCCGATCTGACCGGGCGCGCGCGATTAATTGCGCAATGACTTAGCAGGACTCAGAGGGCGGCGGTCAGCGGTATCACGTTCTCCGCGACTGCGCGGCCCTGCAGATAGTCGGCCCAGAGGTGGATCAGGCGCGTGCGCTTTGGCAGCTGCGTGGTGCGTTCGTACGCCTGACCGGTCTCGCCGCGCGGTCCGTGCGCGAGTTGCCGGTCCGCCACGCGCTCGTCATAACCGTGATCGATGGCCCAGTCCTTGAACGTCGCGCGCCAGCCGTGCGGTACCGCGCCGCGGCCTTCCACGTCGCTCGGCGCATTGGCCGCCCGCATGAATTCGTGCAGCCGCACGTCGCTGATAAAGTTTCTGCCCTGCGTATTCGGGAACACGTACTCGGGATGCAGGGGTGCCTCGGACATCGCGCGCAGCAGATCGACAACGTCAGGGGCGAGCGGAACCTTGTGCATCTTCTTCATCTTCATGCGGCCGCCCGGTATGGTCCAGATCGCGTGATCGAGATCGAGTTCGCTCCAGCGCATGCCGCGCGCCTCGCTGGGACGGCACGCGGCATGGATGATCACGAACACGCAGGCGCGTATCGGCTCGGTCGGCTTGATACCAGCCAGGTGCTTCGCGACGAACGCCGGCGCTTTCTTCCACGGCATCGACGGATTGTGCGAGGCGACCTCGACCTTCCGCCCCGGCAGCAGCGGTCGCACAAACTGGCTCGCCATGACGGTCACGTGGTCGATATAGCCCTTCGCGAAACACCATTGCAGGATGATCTTCGCGCGAGAGAGCGCATCCTCGCTTGAACGCGGATACTTGAGCCAGACCGGACGCAGCGCTTCCGCGAAGTCGGCGGGCGTCAGCGTATCGACCCGCCGTGCGAGGATCGGCTTGAAATACATTTCGACGTTCGCGAGCCAGTGCGCGACATTCTTGGTTTTTTTCCAGCCGGCTTTTTTCTCACCGTGACACGACTTCGCGGCTTCGCCGAAGGTCGGCTTCGCGACGGTCTTCGTGGCGGCGACGCGCTCGCTCTCACGTTCGATGAGCGGGTCCTTGCCGGCGTCGATCAGCCGGCGCATCTGCTTGCCGCGCTCGCGCGCTTCGGCGAGTTTGATATCGGGGTACACGCCAATCCCGGCTTCGCGCCGCTTTGCCGTTACTGGCGACACATAACGAACGCTCCACTTCGCTCCCGTTCTTGTCGGCGTCGCGATCAGGCCCGTTACGATATCGTCAGTCAGCGGCCTGTCGTCCGGTTTCATGTTGCGCAGCGCGATATCGGTCAGTTTGGTTGGCATCAGAATGTCCAGAGAAATCGGTCCCGCCAACCCGCCACGGAGCCCGCCATCAGACGGCGGCTTCAGACGCGGCGCAACGAGGTTCAGCGAGTGAATAACACATGTAAGTCTTTGATTAGACACAATTATAACAGGTTGCAGCGAGCCGCCGCGAGTCTTGGAAAACCATAAAAGGAATAACAGACCATTATTCGAATGTTGGTCGCAAAGCTATACCAGTCTTGGCGCGACGTAAAACGGCTGATCCTAGCCCGCCACGCAGCCC